ACAGTAGAAGGCAAGCCTACTACTAAGAGGCTAGGAGATAAGATCGAACGCAAAGCTACAGCACTAGAATGGCGCTATGGCGAGAATAAGATCTGGCATTATAAAGGCGGGCTTAATTCAGAGTTTGAAGATCAGATAGTCTTATCTCGTCCCGCGCATGATGATCTATCAGATGCTTTCGTTGCAGCTATAGATATATGTAAAGCTCCAGGTAAGCGGAGCGTTTCAGCAGAATCAATTATGGGAACTAACGTGGTATATGATAGACGCTTCGGCGGACGTCGAGGTAGAGTAGCATGAGTGTAGCAAACGGTTTAGATATTAATGTAATCGTAGGTAGCCAAGACACACTAGCCCAGGCATTGAATGCCAAGTGGGTACAGTGGGGAACGGCGCGAAATGCTATGCTGGACATGTGGTCTGAAATTCAGCGCTACGTATATGCAACCTCTACGAAAGACACAAGTAATGAACAAGTCACGGACTGGAGTAATACTACTCACCGTCCTAAGCTGGCAAACTTATATGATACTCTAACAATCAATTATGATTCAGCATTGTTTCCTAATGATGATTGGCTGAAGTGGCATGGAGCTGATAAAGAGTCAGCAAATAAAACTAAGCGACAAGTTGTTGAAGCTTATATGAAGACAAAGCATCGGCTTAAAGCTTCAGGCTTCAGAGATGTCATACGTAAGTTAGAAGGTGATTGGGTAATCTTTGGCAATGCATTTGCACAGGTTGAGTATGTACGAGAGTTCGTACAAGATCCTATCACAGGTCAAGTGAACTTTGGTTATATTGGACCTAAGGTTCTCAGAATAGATCCTAGAGACATAGTTTTTAATCCTCTGGCAGAGTCTTTTGATAAAGCTCCTAAGATGATAAGAACTCTCTATACTATAGCTGACTTGCATCGTATCATTATAGAGAACCCAGATAAAGCCTACTTCCAAGATATACTAAACGAAGCCCTCAGTAGGAGAGGCAGAGTCAGACAGTTTAATCAATCTGACATAGACAAAGAGCTTATGCTTAGCTTTGACGGCTTTGGCACACCTAGCCAATACTTTGAGTCTGGCTTAGTTGAAGTTATAGAGTTCTATGGTGATCTATACATGGAGGGTAACAATAATGAAGGCCTCTATAAGAAAGACCATGTGATCACAATGGTAGATCGAATGACTACTATTCGAGATGAGCCCATCAACACCTGGACAGGTAAGCCTAACATATATCATGTAGGCTGGCGTGGACGTACAGATAACATCTGGTCACAAGGCCCTCTGGATAATTTAGTAGGCATGCAGTACAGGATTGACCATCTAGAGAATGCTCGCGCTGATGCGTTTGACCAAATGCTAGATCCTGATGTAATATTCGCTGGTGATGTTGAAGATGTCATACAGATCGGCGGTGCTAAACATTATTATATTACCGAACAAGGCAGTATACAATATCTCAGACCTGATACTACAGTACTCAATGCAGATCTACAGATCAGAGAGATTACTGAAGCTATGGAGATGTTTGCACTCTCCCCTCGCGAAGCCCTAGGGTTCCGCACACCAGGTGAGAAAACTCTAGGCGAGGTAAACTCATTAAGTAATGCAGCTAGCAGATCCTTCCAGCATAAAACTAATATCTTCCAAGAATTCTTAGAAGCAATCGTTAACGGAGAGCTTGAGGTATCAGTACGTAATCTAGACGGTGTTGACGTAGTAGAAGTAGTCGATGATGATTTCGGAGCAGTGGAGTTCAGAAAGATTACAAAGAGTGATATCACAAGCAGTGGTAGACTCGTACCCATTGGAGCTAGACACTTTGCGCGTAACACGCAGCTTATCCAGAACTTACAACAGCTACAGCAAGGGCCACTAGCCGATCCTGAAGTAGCTCAACACTTCAGCTCAATTGGCTTGGCCAATATGTACCAAGAGCTGTTAGATATGGAGACTGGTTCTAAGATAGTTGAACCTTATATCCGTATAGAAGAAAGGCTAGAGTCACAACGAAGAACACAGGTTGCCGAAGATCAGGCAACTCAAGAATCATTAACTGACCCAGTAGGAGACCTACAAGGTGCATCAGAGGAACCAGGAGCTAATCAGCAGTCAGCGATCTAAGGTATCGCATCTGCTATTACAAGGGATGACACCCACAGAAGCAGACGCTTACGTGGGGGCATATGGTAGAGCCAGGAGGGTTCTATCTAGAATTAATGACTACGCTACCAGACAGATTAAAGAGAAGACACATTCTCTCGATAGCCCAACAGCTTTCGAATCTCCTAACTGGCAGTATTTAGTCGCATGGTGGGCCGGATACAGAACAGCGATGCGGATCACACAAGACTTGACGAGGACAAAATGACCACAGAATTTGGTAAGGTCGACGACAACGACCAAAATAACAATGAAGGAACTAACTTTGGACAGACCCCCGACGGCGATAACCTCGGTGCTACTGAAAACAAAGGACTCACTCCACAGGAGTTAGAGGCATTACAGACACGGGATGCAGCCGCACAAGCTCATATCCCAACGCTGGAAAGCGAGAACAGCGAGCTACGCGACGAAGTCGTAAGGCTACAAGGTGAACTTGCAAATGCAACAACACTAGACGGAGTGCTGGATAAGATATCCAACCGTAGTAGTGGGACTCAAGCAATTGATCAAACTACTATAACCCAGATCGTAGATCGTGTATTAACACAGAAGCAGACACAAGCGAATTCGGATGCTAACTGGAACCACGTACAGAATACTCTAACAGAGACGTTTGGAGACTGGAAAACCGCAGACACTAAGGTGCAAGAGCGGGCTCTAGAACTAGACATCAGACTGGCAGATGCTAATGTAATGGCCCGGAATAATCCTAAGGCTTTTCTACAATTGTTTAATCCACAAACATCTACGAACACTGATCGCTCTAGCGGTGTGAGATCTGGCGGATCAGGGCAAACAGTAGCGGGTACTACCACTACTGGTAATACTCGGGACCAAGCGTTTTATAATAAACTGCGCAGAGAGAACCCTAAGGCCTATTGGTCTGTAGAGACTCAAGCACAATATAGACGCGACGTCCATAACGCAACATAATTTTTTGATATGAGAATACTATAATGGCAACAGCTATGGATAGTGTTTGGGGTGCCACTCACCTCAAACGCAATGAAGTATTCACGAACCAAATCAAGGAAATGTTTGAGGACCAAGTCTTTGCACAAGGCATGGTCCGTTTTATCAGCGACTTCGGTGATGGCGATAACTGGAAAATCTCCAGTATCGGTGAATTAACGATTGACCAAATGTCTGAAAGCGTATCTCTTCCTGAGCGACGCCCTGACACTGGACAATTCGTATTCAACGTTAACGAATTCGTTGGTGTGAAAGTTCCTTTCACGGACAGATTTCTTGAGGACGATTTCCTTGCACCGGCAGCTGTATCCAGCTTGCCTCGCAAGATGAAGCGTGCCTTCGATGAATACTTCGAATCGCAAGTCATGAAGTTGCATCAAGTGCAAACAGCAAATGACCTTAACGTCATCAACACTGGACGTCACCGCATCACTGCCACTGGCCAATTGGCCACCGGCGGCGCAGCGACTGACAAGTTGATTTCTGTTCAAGATCTTGCTTATGCACGATATGCTCTTCAGAAAGCTAAAGCTCCACTACAAGGCCTCGTGGCTATCGTGGACCCAAGCTTCGAATTTAATACCAACATCACGTCAACACTCACTGATATCTCCTTCAACCCACGTTGGGAAGGCATCATCGAGACTGGCATTGGTGCAGGCGACGCAGTTCGTTTCATCCGTAATATCTACGGTTGGGACATCTTTGTTTCCGACTACCTTGACACCGCCACAGCAGCTGAAGCTGCCGTGCTCGGCTACAGCGATCAGGCAACTGGTGGCGTAGCTGTTGGTGACAAATTTAACCTCCTGTTTACGATGGCAGACGAAGACGCTAAGCCCTTTATTGGCTCATGGCGTCGGGCTCCGAAAATCATGTCCTGGCGCGACGAAAACGTTGAAACTGAATTCCATCAGCTCAGCGCACGTTTCGGCTTGAACTTGTATCGCCCGGAAAGTTTGATTACTATCGCATCAGCCCCAACACTTGACTCATAAGGAGATCATAACATGGCACGAGCAAATACCTCGATCCTAGACGGTCTCGAAGTTGGTTATGGGACACGGGACACTAGAAACGTAGAAGACTCTATCGTACACACCGTAGGTCGGATTAAGCAAATGGAAGTCCACATTAATGCGGGCAACCTGGCTTCTCTGGCTACTGGTGTAGTACCCTCTACTAAAGTCTTCCAAATGCCAGCAGGTGCGATTGTACGTCATGCCTACTTGCATGTTACAGAGAGCTTTGACGCTCTTACCAGCGTTGTCATTGGCACGAAGCTACAAGCTGACGGCCTCGAAGTCGACGACGATGGCTTGCAGACAGTTATACTCTTGGCTGCCCTGATTGCAGGTGCTACCATTGAGGACACTGGCGCTCAAGTTAATGGTGCTCCCTTGGCGGCTGCATCGGTTGTTTCTTTCGACGTTACGGGCGCAGCCCCTACCGTTGGTGAAGCTGTACTCACTGTTGAGTATCAAGAACCGGTCTCCGATC